CAACAGGTCTCAGTAGCCATTCCTCACCACCAGGAAGTTCTACCCAGTCAACTTCTCTTTTAGACTGGACAGGACTCCGGCCAAATCGGATGGGAGTGCGCTTAAACATTCTGAAAAGTTAAAGTATAACGCTTTCCAAACAAGTGTTAGCTGTATGACAAGATTATCCTTTACCTCATCATACATTATATTACTATTATTAACAACTGGTGAATAGCCTGTACCATTTCCATTTTCTTTTTGTACGGCCTTGAGCATATTCATAACACAATATTCATAATCAACATCAGACAACTGGCTAAACATATCACCAACGGCCTTTGCAACCTTATCCATTTTAGTATCAAGCAAATTGCCTTGGGTAGATAAACTTGATAAGGCTGCAACGCAAGGGATTAATCTTTTATAAACTTTACCTTGATCCATCGCACATAGTTTTGACGCTCTATACTTGACGCCTTTTAATTCAAAGTCCACGTTGCCTCCATTTTAATATTAAATTTCTGGTGTACCAATACCAAGAACTGGAATCCATATCAGACCGTTAAAAGTCCATTCATTCATTCCACCCTCTTCAGCATAAGTGATGGTTGGTTGTTTCTTAAAACCAACCCCTTCAATTACATGCATATCACCTTGTACTGTGCTTCTAACTGTTATGGCATTCTTACCATAAAGTGCTGCGCTTGCTCCTTGGATGGTTAGTAAGGCTTGGAGCTGCTTATTAACCGGAGCAGTTTTTAAAAGTCTCACAGTAACAATACAGCTTCTGTCACCACTTAAACTATGCATGCCACCACTATCAGCCCCAGTAAGCATAGTGCCAATGTCATTAACCGATTCAATCGTGATACCTTCTTTTGATACGCTTGCCCCAGCACCCATATTAAAGGAACCACCAGGCCCAACAATATTTGCGCTGACATCTAAAAATGAATATGAATTAGACATTTTAAAAACTCCTTATCTATTAACGTTAATTATTCCATCAATTTCATGAATCGCACCTTGAAGTTTTACAGCAACCTGATATGGGGGTGCGATTCTTTGTTCTCTTGTAGATTGAGCTTGATCGGCCATCAGAGGCATAAAAATATAATACCCTGATTGAAGAAAATCCCCTTTTTCCAAAGTACCAAAGCCATCAGAATTCCACTGCCCAGGACCAACAAGGCCATTATTAACAGCCTCAATACAAACAGCGTTTGCAACATTCACAATTTGAGTTCCACCAGAATCAGTTTGCGGAATTTTTGTCTTGCTTGTGAAAAGTAAATTAAACTGCTCAGTTTGCATAGCATCGGCCAGCCAGTCAAGGCCATGAACTTCATCAAAGTAAAAACCATTTGCCATAGTGCCATACTGGTAGATGGCTGTATCATTATCATATGCTACAAATACATTACAGTTTATATCCTGTAATGCATTAGCCTGAGAGTTTGTTATGTCCTCAGCTACAATTGATGGCATCTGTTTATACATTAATGTAATAGTGGACCTGTTCGCTGCAAAATTTACACTGAATGCACGACCAAAGGCTGAGGCTATTGCATAAGGGTCTGAGCTTGAATAAGTTGCTGAGGCTCTTTGGTACCCTCCAGCGTCAAGTTTATATGGAATGGTATTGGTATTTGAGCCAGCTTCCATAACATTAGAGTCAATTTCAGTATATCCCCAAATCCTTGAAGGAGTAGCAGCCTCAATATAATCTGCCACAGAAATGAGCTGATCATCTGTAGGAATATTATCAGATGCGAACATACCACCATACCACACGCTGGATATAGCAGCCAAAGCAGTTACAGCTTCAACTGGTTCTTCAACAGCAAACCCTGGGACCAATCTTAGTGATAAATCTGAAGTCATTTTAATTGTGGCTGAAATATCTGTTCCAGTTCCTTCAGCTGTAGCAAAGCTGACTAAAGAGTCAATCCCTGTAGTTGGTGAAGTGATTACAAATCTACTACCATCCCAAATGCATAACGTTGAGGTCTCTTGAAGTTGTAACTCAGCTTGAATAATTTCAGCGATACCTGAAAGCGTAACACCACCAGACAAGTCCATCGCTTCAGTAACTGTAATAGATACATCAGTAAGATCAACTGTGATATCAAAAGTTGCATCCGTAATTAAAAGCAAGGCAGCAAGCAAGGCAGCTTGGTCAGCCGATGTAGTTGTACCACCTTTATTTGAACCAGCTGAGGCAGCTTGTATCCATCTACCAATTTGTAGTTCATTGGGCTTAGGTGATTGCCCAAAGTAAAGTGCAGCAGCAAGATATTCAGGATCAGTAATACTAAAACCATCTTCAATAACTGACTTAAGATCAATATAAGTTCTTACCCTTTCTACTGCATCAATGACATCACTGTCACCAAGTGCCAACATAGTTCCAAAACCTCTCCTGCCTGATGATACAGGAGCCAGCACCACATCTATTCTTATTAGCCTTCTGGTATTTAAACTCATTTTAACTCTCCTTTTTTATTTCAAATTGTACTGCTTCAAATGATAGTATAGGATATACCCTATTCACTTCACGCATAAATGATAAAGTGAAGTCACACCGTTTATAATATCTGCCATTAACATCTTCAGTTAATTTAGTTAATGGCGTTTCAAACCCTTTAAAAGATATATTATTATGATATAGTACTTCTCTATTTTGACCAAGTTGTAAACCATCCCTAATTTTATTAGCTATATCAAAATTGTTTATACCATAAATCTGAAAAGGTATCTCAAGCCTTTCTTGCCTTTTCATTTCTCCACTTAAACCATCCTCTGCCATTTGAATATGAGCTGTACCTTTTTCAGCTTCAGTAATATTTATACCAAAGGCAATCCAATCAATATCTGGTTCAGGTATCGGTGGAGGGTTAAGTTGGAACAAAGGTCTAATTAAATTTTCATCCAACTCAGTCAGCCCTTGGATTACATTATGAAAAAAATCATCTAATGCATCCCCATAAATTGGGCCAGACGCTTGAACTAAATATCCACCTGTTGCGCTTGTGTTAGCCATTACCAACCTTTGTTAATGTTGCTATTCCTTTATAATAACCACTACCCCAATTACCAAACGGTTCAACGTGCATAACTTCATACCGTTTTGTATTCCAGACTATGATATCAGAATATCCATTTTGCCTTAAACTTGATAGCTCACCTTTATACCAAACTGAAATTGTTTCTGAGCCTCTTACTCCTTCTGGTAACTTTTTTAAATCTGAACCAGATGCTGGCTGAACAACCATAGAAACGTTTGGTGTAATTGTTTCAGATAATACATTACGACCACCAGTCAAAGTTGATTGCCTAGTTATCAAACTAACACTATCCAGAAAATCAGGATCACTTAAAAGTTCAGAAACGTCTATACCAGCCATATTATTACTCTAATACAAAATTTATTGAATTAAGCAGTTGTGCTGTATCAATCATATATTTTTTTCCAACAGGGCTGTCTGGAGTAGGCAATCCCACTTGATCAACTATTCTGTTTTTAATTGTACTAACAGCAATCAGACCAGCTTTGTTCAATGCTATTTCAACAGCCTGCCTATTACCTTTTTCAGCTCCTGTTTTTAAAACTTCAACCATCCTAGGTATTGCAGCCTCAGCACCTGGAACCAACCAAGGGGTGGCTGGACGATTTAAAGCAGCTGAACCATACTCAAAAGTATAACCAAGTTCAGCATTTCCAATTGGTTCCCCTGCTCTACCATCTTCATCCCCAGGAATACCTACAAGTAATTTTGGAGACTTCATTGAATCTAAATTATCAAAAAGGTTTTTAATACCATCCCTAATGGTCATGCCATTTTTAACAGCCCTTGCACCATATTTGGTAATCCTTAAACCAGCAATAATTTTACTCATACGTGAAGTCCTCCAGCGCCAAACAGTCTTGAAAGCTTTAAATATCTGCGCCCATAACTAGTGGCATTCCATTCACCACCATTTTTAACTGCGCTGGATGTAGTGTCGTATGACGTACTGACTTGGCCAACAGCCTTTTGAGAAGTAGCACCCGACACGCTTCCAGGCACCCCACCCCCTGAGGTGGCTTTAATGTCTTGAGCTTGAAGGGTTATATTGTGCGCAACAAATAAATTGATGCCATCAACATAAACATCACCCCATCTACTTTCAATAATCAACTTAATAGCAAGCCTTGACCAGTATGCAACAATATTATCAGTATATACTGCATCATCAGCAAACTCTGGAAAGTCAATTCTGAATTGTACTATTGTAAAAGACATTGGTTAACCTACTTTTTGAGTTTTTTAATTTCAGCTTTCAGTTTTGTTATTTCTTTTGTGTCATCGGCTTTTTCAGCATCAAGGCTGGTAATTATTTCATTAAGCCCTTCGATTTTTGCTCTCAAAATTCTAATCTCATCAATTGTTCTTTTGAGTTCAGACTCAAGCTCAGCAGTATACTCATCAGCCTTTACGCTGTCAACTACTTCCTGAACCATTTTGTCTTTTACAAGCAATGCGTACATTGGATCTTTTTTGATGCTTTCTGGTACTTCCTGAATACCTTTTTCATAATCCTTGCCAAGCAGTGAAGATGCTCTGCCAAGGTTTATTTTTATAAGTTTGTCCATTTTTGTTCCTTTCATAAAAGTTTATAATAAATACCTAGGGACCGTGGAGGATTTCAGCCCCTAGGTAATTAGCCAAAGGGGAATTATTATATCCCGTCAGCGTATCTTGCGGTAATTGTTTTGACAAACTCAACTTCGCCATATGCCCAGATGTAAGGAGCATGGAAGGTTATACCTTTGTGATATGTTGTTTCCCTGCGAATTGGAACCATTGGGA